CACCCTTGGCACCGCCACCGATTTTACCCATCAGTGTTATAGCTGTAGCCAATCCTGCAACAATTGCCGATAAAGCACCAATAGCAGCAATAGATGACCAAAGTTTATTGTCATCTATCTGTGACACAACCCATAAGGATCCAGAAAGCACCGCTACAGCAAGTGCAAGTTCCAACACAGATTTTGCAATAAGGTCTAACTGTTTTGCCTTGAAATATTTCTGTATACCTTTTCCAAATGTTGTGAAGAACCCTCCTACGCTTTCGAGCAATTCGCCAAAACCTTTAGCAGGTGCTGCGATTGCTTCAATTGCCTTGCTGAATGAAGTAACAGCTTTTGTTACATTATTTGTTACGTAAAGTAATCCAGCACCAAGACCGACCGCCAGAACTTTTCCGAAATCTATCCCCTTAACGGCATCAAGAATACTACTACCTATACTCTTGATGAGCTCCAGTAACTTAGAAACCCCATTTTGAATTCCATTGAACCATCCAGTCATAGAGAAATCGCCGACTTTGTAGAATTCTACAGATGGAGAATGTATGCCAAGCACCGACTTAATTCCTGATAGCATATCTTTTCCTATCTGGATTATCGTGCCAACTACTTCTTTTCCGCCATTCTTGAGACCGTTTACTAGACCTTCAAGTATGTATTTCGGTATATTATCAGCGTCTTTAAGCCCCTGTATCCAGTCTTTGAAACCATCTGAAAATTTCCTTAGATATGGCGAAACTTTATCCAGCGCCTTACTGAACAATTTGCTGAAGTCGGTGACATCACGGAGTTTTACAAGGAAGTCTCCTATGTATGCAGTTACTGTCAAGAGATCCAGATTAAAATACTTGAGTAAGGTGTTTATTAATTTGAGGCCGAGTTTTAATCCACCACCGACAATGTTACTTATCATGTCAATCAAAGCAAATAAGCCTTTGAGTGTTCTCTTGAGCTTGTCAGCTTTTTCGTCGCTCATAACAAGATGCTGTGAGAACTTATTGACAGTTTCCGTAATACGATATAATGTACTTTCTCCGGACTTATCCGATGTTGTGAACATCTCTGAGTATGCCTGTTTGAATGCTTTTGCAATCTGGGTTGCTCCTTTTACCGCATTCTGGAAAGACTCTATAAGTAGCTCTTTACCACTTGGTTTATTCAGGCTCGCTATCAGCTCACTAATCGGAGTGCCTGTCTTTTCTGCCTGTGTCGCAAGATCTCGAAGTGTCTTTATCTGATCTTTGGTAAGCCCTAATGTCTCTGCTTCTTTATCTGACAGACTTGCCATGGCCTCTGTGAGCTCTTCCGCACTCAACGTGCAATCGGACCAATTATGCCCATTACGCTCCCAAACTTTATTAACCAAAGCCTGTACCTGGGCATAGTCGTAATTAGCTGCGGTGAGTGCCTTTATTCTTTCCTCACCATTACCAAAATCACCCCGAATGGTCTTTGACACAACATCGTTGAAGTATTCAACCTTATTGGTTATATCCTGTGTTGATTCGGATGCCTTGGATGTGACGTTTGTAAGTCTTTTCAGGGTATCTATTATCAAACTGCCAGATAACTTTCCTTTGGCAAATATATTCGCCAGAGATCCATATTTTTTCAGTAATGAATCTATATTTATCCCCTGTTCTTTTGCTACTTCTTTAAGTTTGGCTGTGAAAATATCCTCGGATACACCTGCCTCATTTATCTTATTCATGAGGGTATCCCATTTTGAAGTTAGACCACCAAACAGTGTTTTCACATTTATTTTTTCAACCAATTTATTGGCGTAGTTGATAAGCTTGGCAACACCTTTAGATGCACTCTCCACGAATGGGAGTGTTTCCTCTTTTATATCATTTATCTTTAATCGAACGGTATTGAGTATTCCAACCAATGGTCCATTCTGTTCTATAAGTGGTTTATAGAAATTTGCACCGATCTTGGCAAGTGCTGATTTAACATTTGCTAAAGCACCGTCAAATGTCTCGTTCGCTTTCTTGGCATGCTCTCCGTATTCTTTATCCATGATGTCGGCAAACGTCTGGAAATCTATCTTGCCTTTGGAGACCATGTCACGAACTTCAGCTTCAGTTGTATTAAGATACTTCGCCAATGTCGCGGCGGCATTCATGCCTCGTCCAGAAAGCTGAAGTAACTGATCGCCCATCATTCGTCCCTGACCAGCAATCTGTGTGTATATACGACCTATATCCTCATATGTACTACCTGTCATAGCCGCCACACCAGAAATGCCTCGTAATGCATGCTGCATGCCATCTCCAGCTCTCATACCTGAGGCTGCAAGCTGTGCTGCTACACTTGCAGCTGCGTCAAGACTATATGCAGTTCCCGACACACCGTAATCAACATCATCCATTATTGCAGCTACCTGTTTCGCATCATCTTGTAATAACCCCATGAGTTTGAAGTTTGCCTGGTCGAGTTTCATAGCTCTACTGAGACCACCACCAGATATAGCCTGCTCAACGAAGTTTTTAGCTTTGGTTACTGAAGACATCACGGTATTTGTAATGTTCTGTATAACCTGCATTCCTGCTATACCCATTACAGAGAACCGCTTTCTGAGATACTCCACATTCGAGATAAGATTATCAAATGATACACTCTTTGCTGCACTGTCTATCGCCTGAAAACTTTTCTCTGAACCCCTAAGCTGGAGTTTTTCATTGAGCCGATCCAATGATGTCATGGTTGTTTTGACATTTGTTTCAAAGTTTTTGTTGTCAAATTTCATCTCAACAACTTTTTCATCTATCGTATTACTCATCCGCTAGTCACATCCTTCCATGCATCATCTGCTATTTTGTCAAAAATAGGCTGAATAGCAGGATTGATATAATCTCTTCCTTCTACCCAGCCTCCAGTACCGGTTCCGTGTCCGTATTGCAGTATCACAGCTATCGGAACCCCTTCATTCACGTTTGAATTTAAAAAAGAGATTGTAGCTGTTCCGTTCTGGTTTTCTATCTTGTAATACCATGAGTTGGCGGTTTCTCCTGAGTCCACAGGTGTTGCTGAAGCCAATGCTTCTACCCCAGCTCTGCCATACCTATTGAGTTTTCCAAGATGTATTCCTTCTTTGGCTCGTTCAAGAAAACTCGTAAGTTTTGAGAAATCGCCTTTCTGCTTAAACTGAATAGCACTCATACAATCCCCCTATCCGGTCACCCCTTCGTGTGCCATTTTCTTTTTCTTTCTGCATTCAGCTTTGCATAATAATTCAGAGTCTCTGCTTCCGATCGTTTTTTCTGTGGTTTATTCTCTTCCTCAAATATCTTGAGCAATGTCATTAGACGATTGAGGTGCCATTTCTCGCATTCAATGGGAACACCAAGGCTAAACATACAGAAATATAAATACTCTGATGTTATGAACTTGCTGCTGTGCTTTTTGGTCGTAGCCATTTCATTGAATATTGTTGCAGTCATGGGATCATTAATATAAGAAGAGATCTCTTCTATATTTCGCTGAGATAAAGCGAGAAACACTGAATCTTTCACATTTTTTGTGATTGTCATACATTTAAAATAGTCGAGTATCTCCGTTGCCGAATGCTGAATTTTTGGGTCGAGATATGCTTTGTGGTGTTTCTCTTCCCATTTTGAAAGTGACACCAAGGAGTGCTCCATCTGTATCGTGGTTTCTGGAATCCATAAAAACTGATTTGTATTCTCATTGAAAATCTCAGTTTTCGGTACAGTAATCTGAAGCACTCTGGATCACCTCTCTATTACACGCTGGCTAATACGTTTGCAGTATTAGTCATAGCTGTTTCTTTCATCTTCTCTGACACCTTCTTAGGCATGACACCATTTATAAAGTCTGCCCCTGCCTCGTCATTGGTTGCCAACTCCATAAACAACTGATCGTACATTGGTGTTGCGATAAAATTAAGATAAAGCGGATTGCCCTTCTCATCTGTCTTACGGAATGACTTACCGTCTGGCGCAAGCTCGCCATATGACTTGCAGATAACCTCCTTGAATACCTTGATAATCTCTGTGGTATCCTTTGCATCTATGATTTTCTGGAGCATCTTGTCCAGACCGCCTTTTTCTGAAAGGGTCATCTCTGTAAGTTCAGCCTCACTGAGGTGAAAGTATGCATCCTGCTTGATCTTATTTCCTTCATAATCTTCATATTCAAAAGTCTTTTTTAACATATTGTTTTCCTCCTTAATAAAAAGTCCCCAACATATCCGGTTGGGCATGCTGGGGGCTACAAATATTCATTATTTCAGACAGAATACTATGCTGCCTGTGCCTCTGTGATAATCTGTGCAATCTCATCTGGAAGTGGAAGTCTTGGATCTGTGGTTGCATCACCATAAAGAACCTTCTCGATAGCTGCCATAGCTGCCTCTCCAACGTCAACACTTGAGATCTCAAGGTATGCTGTAGACTTACTGCCCGTTACGGCAACTGGTGTTGTTGAAAGCTCGTATGACATTGTTGATGCCTCTGGGCTCTCGTTTGTTGATGAGTGAGTCTTGGATGATGGCTTTGCCACTGCTCCATAGATAATATGGATCTTGTATCCATATTCATCCTTCTTGGTATCGTTTCCCAGGATTGTCTGGTAAGTCATACCGAATGTCTTTCTGTCCTGCTGACGGATTGTTACACCCTTTGCAATTGTTTTCTTACCATCACAGGCATCAAACTCATCTGGTGTGGTATAACACTCAACTGTAGCTCCGAAATCCTCTGCTGAATACAGTGAAAGATACTTCTGATTATCCGCATAGATCTTAGTCTCTTCTCCGCCTGATGGGTTCTCAGCTACTGAAGAAAGACCATTCCATGCTACTCCATTTGGGTATGCACCAGTTTCATCCTGAAGGTATAATCCACCCTTGGATACGCCTGTCTCATAAAACTTCTGTCCCATTGCATCCCAAACCATTGCTTTTCCTGCCATAGTTTTATCTCCTTTTCTAACAATATAGTGTGAATACGTTGTGATGAAGGTTAGATGCCGGGTATGACCTATCATAAGTGCAGTAAGGCACCTCAAGCAGTTTTTCTATTACCGGAATATCTGGATCCTTTGAAATCACAACTATTTCATAGCAATAAAAAACGGAGTAATTTGAGTTATCAGCTCTTTCACTCCGTATTTTTGTTCTTTTATATCTGATTGCAGGGTATGACATTTTTAATGTCTCAGGAGGTTCGTAATACACGTTTTTACTACCTAATAACTTAACAAGTAAGGCATGCAGTTCAAGTCTGCTCATCTTCTGTATACACCTCCCCGATTGTCAAAAGAAGTCTAGGGTACTGAGAAGCATCAATCTTATCGACCTGCCACTTAGTACCCATATACTCTGCATATATGATGTTTGAGCAATTCGCAATGAGGTTTGGATCTGCCAATATAGACAGGGTAACATCGTACTTAATGTTCCTATTAACACTTTCACTGGATGACTGTCGTCGATAGTAATTATTCATAGCATCGCCATAATAATTCCGTGCATATATCTTTTCTTCCCAGTATCCTGGTCGAGTTTCGATAGTTTCGGAATACCCTATTTCACCATACCATTTAGCCATTTTGAATTTCTCCTTATCTGATCTACTCGGACTTAACTGTTGCCAGCTTAGCTGTGGTAGATGTAGTTGAATCTGTAGTTACATATGTAACTGTAGCAACATTTTTCTTAACCTCGCATGATACAGGGAGATACCGAATGCCTGTGGCATCAACAATAACCATCCCCTTGATGAATGCATCCTGAAGATCTGCTGCACTGATTTTCTTAGTACAGCTTGCATCTGCATATGCAAATGTGTCAGCCGCCTTTGTATAAATCTTTCGTACGGCTACATTTGTATCTGTGGAATTCATGAAAATCTTATCCATTTCTGTATTCTCCTTTCATTGACTTAGGCTACTGGCTCCTCAAGAGCAATAGCTGAATATGGCTTTGTAAGTGATCCTGAAAGACGTGTCTCAAGAAGGTACTTATATCTGTTGAAATCGATATCAAAGTCATCGAACTTTGTGACTTCTCCGCCCTTGGTTGCACCGAATGTGTAGTCAGCAAGGTTTACAAAGATTCCAAGGAGCTTGTGCTTCTTCTCGTTGTTGTCAACTCTAACAAGTCCCTCGAACTGCTCTACAGTATGGATCTCGTTTACATTGAGTGCTGCGGCAAGATCGGTCTTCGAATCGTAGATTCTTCTACCATTCCGATCCCTTGCAAGAAGCATCACATTGAGAGCATGTGGAGTGCAGTAGTAATCCGGAGTTCCTGATCCCTTAAACTTCTCTCTTGAATACAGAGCAGCCTCAATAAGTGCCTCGGCATAAATGTAATTCTCGCTGAAGTTTGCATCTGTATTTGTACCCTGGAGCTTCGTCTTAGCGGCTGCAAAATCCACATCTCGCTTAATGCAGTAGAAATCATCATCATGCCAGATAGATCTGATATGATCCTCATGAATCTTGTCTGGGTCGCCATCATCTCTTCCATCGCCTACAAATAAGGCAAGAGCGAGTGTCTCGTCAAGAGCGTGTCGCATGAGCTTCCACTGATATGAAACTACGTCAAAGTCAGTAATATCATTGATATCATCTCTCTGAAGCTCATCCTTGATATAGACTGTCTGCGGATCTGTTGTTCTGCTAAGCAGCTTTACCGGGTTGGTATTCTTCTTGTAATCGCCCTTCTTCTGATAACCCTGAGCAAGGGCCTTCATTCTGGCATCAGCATTTCTTGTTCTGATTCTGCTGATAGGGCTCTTATGAACCTTGCTCATTGCTGCGCCAATCCATGTCTGGTCTCTCTCAAGAGTATCTGGCTCGCCCTTCTTTACCAGTTCAAACTCTGGGAAGAGCTGCTCAACATCCTCATCTGCGAAAGCCCCATGTGCAAGAGTATCCTTATGTGTTGTTATGTAATCCTTAAATGCCTGTTTGAATGAACCTACATTGCTACGCTTTGCAGCCTCGATGATTGCTACCTCGTCTGAATGAGTAAGCGCTGTTCCCTCAGCCATCTCTGCCTGATCAAATACATTATGCTTGATTGTTCCCATTTCTCCATCTCCTTCTTTATTATCATTGTTGTCGGCACCAGAAGCTGCCAATCCAACTAAGTAATCGACAACCTTCTTCTGATCATCGTTGAGTGTGTTATAGACATCCTCTACAGTCTTGTCATCATTGGCCGTGCCTTCTGACTGTTCTGGTGTCTTTGTACCTTTGTTATCCTCCGCTGGTGTCTTTGTACCTTTGTTATCCTCCGCTGTTTTCTCCTTTTCTGACTTATCGTCTGAGTGATAGAGCACCAAACCTGCAATGTCGTAATTTGCAACAAATGCATCTTCCTCTCCATCACCATGTGCTATTGCCCAATCGATTGTTGCTCCTGGATTAGCGCCAGCTAATACCAGACTCAACTCCCTGATGATTCCATGAACTACATTGGAACCTGCGTGTTTCAGTTTGTTCGCATATATAGAGAGTGATCTTACATCTCCATGCTTGACCAGTTCTTTTGCATGCTGCCCTTCCTCAGTGTTGTTGAAGACACCGTGCGCATACACACCGTCTTCTCGGTTTTCAAGTACGGCATGTCCTAATACGGCGTTCACTGAATTGTGATCATGGTTCCAGACAATAGGAACTGTCACACCATCCTGATCTTTAAACGCGTCTTTCTTTATGGTTCGACCATCACTACACACAAGATCATTTCGTGTAGCCCAACCACCAAAATCGTATTTACCCATTTTGATTTTCTCCTTCCTGTGTTGTTTTATCTGTATAATCCTGTGGGGTATTCTCGTTTGGCTGTGCGATATTGCTATTGATAAGCTGATCAGCCTTTGGGTCTGATGAAGGCATCATGCCAATGATCTGACGTATTTCATTTGACGTCATTATTTCATTTCTTGTGAACTTGTCTGCTATTTCAGCAATACTGCTGACTGGGACTAACTTGAATGGGTCTTTGAAATACGTGATTGACTGCCCCTGTGTTATGGCGGTCTTTGTTAAGAACTTACGTTTGAACTCATCAGCGATTGCTGATGCGATTGGTTCTATTGTTCTACTGTTATAGTTCAGCATGGTCTTCTCGTCTGCCGTGCCATCGAGAACGCTCTGGGTAATACCCAACTGTGCATAAAGCTGTTCCTGAAGAGTCTCTATCTGTTTCAAAAGATTGTTTTCAAGAGATCTATTAAGCTGCGTTATCTTTTCTGTGCCGTCTGCATAGGCAATTCCATACTTAGATCCAGACAGCTGATTCTCGATTTCCTGACGTCTCTGATTCGCTTCTTTCCTCTTCTGTTCAGTTTTTATGATGTATGGTAACTGGATTATAAGATCGAGTTTTCCAGATGCTGTCTGTTCATCAGTTATGTCCAAAAGACTTAACTTACGAGCAAGACGCTGATAGACTGAGTTATACTCGTTGATTACCGCGTACATCGGATTTTCTATAATCGCAACGTTACGCTTGGGAAGGATAATGTCCTCTTTTCTACCGGTTCGCTCATTATATAGTCGAATCTTAACTTTATACGGAAACCATTCCGTGATCTTACCGACTCGCATGGATGTGATGTCGTATGAATCAGTATCAGTTGGATCATAGAGTGTGTCCACAGGAACAACTGCCGCAACTCCTTCATCAAACATAGTAAGAACCGTATCTCTTATAAAAGATCGACTTGTCTGATCGATGTTTGCCTCAAGGGTAAGACATGCATTGAGTCCCGTATTCTTTTCGGATTCAAACCGACCATTATCATCCAACTGACAATGTTTGAATCCTATTTGTTCAACGTCTATTGCAATTCGGTTGAATATCGAAGTTATTATTGATCGTTCATTCCCTCGAGTTAATCGCACACGATCAGGTCGTGACGAATAACTGACTCCCGCTGAGTATCCTAATGTTGGATCCTTATTCATAAATGCATTCCAACCATTTTTCACCCTTTCGGGTAATCTGTATGTTGCCATTCATGTCCTCCTTAATCAAAAGCTTCACGATTAAGCTTGTATGCAACATAGGCATCCATCATGGCCGCAACTGCATCTATCTTCTGCTCGTATCGTTTCTTCAATAATTTTCTATTGCCATTTGTATCCTCGAGGGTTATGCAATTGCCCATGGCAAATGTCATAAGTTCCTCATCAAACAAAAGAAGCCTGTCCTCAGCCAATTTCTTCAACTCGCCAAGAGGTACAGACTCAGTCTTTGCTCCCTGTATTACTTTTTCTATTCCGAACGGACCATTTTCACGTTCCCATCTTTCTACAAAATCCCTCGCATTATATGGGTCAAAACCGAAAGCTCTTACATCATAAGAACACTGACAAATGTAACTATCCAAGTCATCATATACTTGCATCATGTCTAGTACTGTGCCTGGCATTACCATTAGACTGCCTTCTTTTATAAAAGTTTCGTATTTTTGACGCATAGCCGCAGGGAGTTTGAATAATGTCTTTTCAGTTATATAGTTCCTGGTTTTTATACCAAAAGCCCCTGTTGATAATGGGAATAAAAATGTGAAAGCGCAGAAATCGTCACCTTGCGATAGGTCTGCACCCATAGAACAAGGCATCTCCCAAAAATCTCTTTTACGATGTGGAAGTGTCTCATCATAGGTAAAGTAATATGTGTATCCTTCCATAGGAATGCCGAAACGTTTTGCCAAAATATCATTACGTGTTGCTGGGGCTTTTTCAGCTCTCTCAACATCATCCTGATATGTCTCATATGTTACTGTCTTACCAAGATTCGGATTGGCTTTGAGCCACATCTCTGGCTTTGCCACTTCTTCGATGGAGTCGAGTTTATACCACCAAATCGATGTATGCGGTGCACTATACTCACCCTTGAGAATCGACATCAATTCCATTTTGATTGTATCACCGCTGCCGTTACGGACTGTTCCCTCTGAACTAATTGCCACTATGAGATAATCGTTATTGCTCGTGCTTGCGTCACCCTGCTCTTTAGCAGCTCCCTGTTCAATAGAACCAATAACGTCTTCACGTACATCACCAGACAACCACTCATCTATAGTTGCCACTTTGATTCTCATTCCCTGAAGGGCATCGATACTCATTGGCCTAATCTCAAGAATCGATCCGGTCAAGAAATTCTGAATACCTTTCTTGGTGCTTGCCAGCTTAACTCTACGAGCTTTTGAACCGGTTGTATTCTGTAATGATCCTTCTGTAAGGAATTTATACAATGGTCCTCTAGCCCTAGCTATTGCAGTTCTGAAAGGTGACATGACCTCTTCAGCCTGAGCCATTCTTGGCGCAACCGTGACCTGATGCGTTGTTGATTTATCGACATTGAGGAAGTAATTCTGGATGCATGATGCATACATAGATTTAGCTGCGCCTCTGGCAACTATGAGATACTGCTTTCGGACAAGTCGTTTCTTTATACGCTTCTTCACATACCTGCCGCCATGATTATCTTTACCTGGAACATATATACTACGCTCGACAAAGTAGTACCAACCAAATATCTGCTCTGCCCAAAGCTTAAAAGTGAACAGCAAGTGAAGATCTTCACCATTGGTGAGTGTCAATTCGTTCTCGCAATAATGCACAAAACCGTTTATAGCCTGGTCGTCATAGTAAACTCCAGGATTAGCTATGAGCGCATCGATTCGGTTCATTTCCATCTCTATCTCTTTACAGACAGGAATTTTACCGGCTATGACATCATCTCGGAACTGACCATAATAAATAGGTGTCGCGGTGTTCGATAAACTCATGACATCACCTACCCATTATCGGTCTTCTTATCCTTCTTCTTATCTTTTTCTTTTTCACCGATAATAGGAAGTCGTTCGTCACCTGTTTTTTTAGTATTGTAAACCTTAGCAAAGTTATTCCATCCATTTATACTGTTTGAAGTAACTTCATTCATCTTCTTGCTCCATTTGTTAAACGAATCAAGGAATTTCTCCCCACGACTTATCTCTTTGGGAATTAGGGATGAAATATTCCGTTCGAGTACCAGCCTACGATACGCAGAATCCAATTCATTAGTCGAGAAAAGGTCTGCATGTTTATATAATTCTTTCGCCGATCTGCTTTTAAGAATCTGCTCTTTTTGTTCTTCTACCGACAGTGGTTTGGATTTCGAACCTGTTAGCTGGTTGTGCTCTTTAACCAAACGATTGTATTTCTTTGTGTTGTTGACCATTCGGTTTTCTACTGTACGGAGTCTTCTCTTTCCAGCAGTAGTCAGAGTCCCATCTTTTCTCTGATACCGACGCACCCCCCACTTCATACCAAGGATCCCATGGTGAGCTAATGCATCAGAAGGGATTACATAATAACTCATATAATCACCTCCTTATTCAACAGCGACATTAAGTCGCCATTCAAGTTCTGTTATTTGTCTGTTGATGGATTCAGTTATTACTGAACTGGTAGGTGGATCAAAAAGTAGACGCACCTTTAAATAGATGTAGCTTTTTACAGCTTCAAGATTTGTAGAATCTGTTAGATACTCGCCCCATGTCGTTGTCTTGTCACTTATGACAAAACCGTTTGGTGGACCTACGCCTATCTGATTAAGCGAGAAGAACACAGTGTTTATGTGCATTACCACATCCTTATCGAAAGGATCATAGTCCTCTGGTATACCAAGGAGCTTCTTGACGGATGTTAAGATACTGTCGTCCATATATACCTCCTATCTCTTCCACGGGCAAGTGTCATATCTTGATCTGGTAATTGGTTCAGATACAAGTAGACTCCTGTCTCCGTAATGTATTGCCCTATGTGTATTTCCTGTTACCGAAATAAGATACTCCGGGTTAAGCAAGATATCAGTTGCTTCCAGAATATCAATCTTAGAAATCGGATTCATGTGATGTATAAGAATATATTTCTCAATTTCGCGACCTGGCATAGCTAAGTCACACGCATTATCTCGAATAATTACTTTATCCCTAACCCTGCCCCATTCTTTGGATTTATAAAAGGCTTGATTCAAATATCTATCGAATCCGAATGTGTCTTCCCCCACAATACCAGATAGCTTTAAATATTCAAATCGTTCCTCAAATGTCGGTATGGTGATTAGCTCTGAATATGTTCTAATCTTCATCGTAGTCATCACCCACTTCTCCAGAACCAGAGTAATCCATCATAGCTGCGATAGCCTGTTTATAAAGTTCATCCTGTTCTTCTGAACTCTTAATACTATCTATCTTCGCCTGGTTCAGTTTTCCTTCCGATCGTAATTTTTCAAGCTCCAACTGATACTTTGATGTGCCGAGTTTGAGGAAATGGCATATCAATGTATCGGAAGCCGTATTATCACGTATTCTTTGTTCGGCAGTATTCATGGCTAAAGATATGATCTGGTTTTCTCTCGCCTCGGGTGTAAGTGCAGGTCTGAAACTTTTAGGCTCTTCTGAGGTAGTTTTCTTGACCTTTGCCATGCTATCACCTGCTTTCAAATATGTTGTTATACACTTAGATGGCATTTGTAAGGACTTATGGGGCCTGTTCACGGATGGTTGGCGAACAAAAAATATGCAAACTTGAAAGGAGTTTTACTATAGGGATTTGTATATAGACGGAGGAGTATCTACGTCCCACCACAGGTTATCCCATAAACCCTTGCAAATATCATCTAAGCTGTTTTTTCAAATATTCCCCCGGGGAATTTTTGAGGAGGCCGGCGATGACAGGAGGGGGTGCTGTTTTAGAGACCCCCCCCTATGTCTTTTCACCCTCTATGTTGCGTTATTTATGCTGCATTATCTTCCATTTCCACTTTTTTATAGAGATTGAATGGATCAGAAGTGATTATACTGTCTATTGCACGTTCAACTTCTCGATCATACTCAACCTGTGACATTCCGTCAGAAATGTGGGTAATTCTTCCAAGATAGTTGCACGTGTAATAACCTTTTTCTGTATCAAAGTTATTCCAATCATTAAACTCAGTGATTGGATTAAAAGGATTATCAAAAGTTGTAATAGCAATTCGTTTGCTTGTGTTCTCGTGGGTCTCTGCCATACTACTTCACTCCTTTCAAATACTTTGAAACTGTTGATGTTGAAACACCAAGTTTATTTGCAATTTCCTGCAATGTATAGTTAGATGCAGCAAGAGCTTTGATTCTGCTGACTTTTGCTGAACTGAGTTCAGAAGTCTGTTTTGGCATTGCTCTTTCTCTGAGCTTATCAGCATTTGCATTATTGAGAATACGAACAAGCATGTTATTGGTTATGGCACCAGCCTGAATAGCTTCCCATTCTTTGTCTGTGATGTTAATTTCTCTGTCTCTTCTTGAAGATGCGCCAACATCTACACGACTAGCAACTATAGCCTGCTGAGATGCCTTCTTTATATCGCTAACCTTGAGATCCTTATTGTTTGCTTTCTTTTCGCCAACAATAACACTGGCCTTTCTCTGTGCTGCACGCTCCCTCGGTGCATTGAGTTCGGCAGTATTAAGTTTCTCTTCCAGACTCTTTACCTCTGATGCATACTTCTTCTTAGCCTCTTTTGACATAGCTATATTTTCTATATTTGCATAGTCCAGTCGAGCCTGATTGGCCATAGCCTTCATACTATTAGCATAATCTGCATACAGTAGCTCCATAGGATGTCTAGCCTTGGACACTAATGTATTAGCATCGTCTGTCTCAGCCATCTTAGTACTCTGCTGTTTCTTATAGTCCCTTGCATACTCTATGGTACCCGTCTTATCGGTATAGGTTACTTCCTTGGTCACGGGGTCTATATGTTTAACAGGGGTATACTTCTCTGCTGCTACTGGGTCGTCCTTCTTATACTTGATGGTCTCACCGGATGCGGTCTTAATGCTGACTATACCAGTCTTACTCGTGGATCGCTTAGGGTAATACAGATCCTCAGTGATCTTGTATACGAGTGCGCCTTCTGGCCTACTTGGATCATACCAATCCTTTCCTTTCTGATTGATCTTTGGGGTTCCCTGTCGCTTCGGAACGGACGTTTCACCTTTACTTCTTGAAAGGATTGTAGCAGCACCGCCAGCTCTGACAAAGTTACCATCCTCATCATACTTAGGCTGGTACTCTTTTCTAAGAGCCGAAATATTATTGTCCAGTTCGCTCTGTTTATAATCCAGTTTATGCTTCTCAGCGTCAATAACTACCATTGAATGCCTAACAGCTGCCGCAAGCTGATCTTCCCCAGCTCCTGCGAGGTTCATATCTGTAATAAGATTTGAAATCTTCCCCATCTCTGTCTGAGTATTCTTCATGATCCTATATTCACGGCCATTACGATAGTAGTGCTTCTCTCCTTTACTATCTACTTTGCACTCACCGCCATAAGCAACCTTAGGATCAAATCCCTCAAGTCCCTTCAAAGGCTTTGTGGATGTGATCTTAACTTTTCCGCCAGCATCATGTGTTGGAATGCACATAACAGTATCACCATCAAAGTCTGCTCCAGACAATCTTTCTGCTACTTTGCTGTTAATACCTATGGCATCCTGAACATCACCGCCAAGAAGTTTTTTTGCCTCTTTATGATTGTTGTTTACGGTAAGTATAGGTATCTCAAATGTTCCGCCATGCGGATATCTGATGAGTGCTAGTTTAGTTCCTGTTTCATAGTTGGGGGCATACACTTCTGTGTCCTTCATTGTCGGAAATGGGATAATAACATGATATCTCTGTCCCGGAAGTGCTGCCGCCTGAAGATTAACTGCCGCTGAATCACAACCCTCTGCAACCTTCTGAAGATAGTGTTTTTTTATGACAGGATTCGTAAGCGACATAATCTCGTCATATTCTGCTGCTTTGTCGGCCTTTGCAAGATCTAGCTGCTTCTTTGCCATGGCTACAGACTGCTTGCCGAGAAACTGCGATGGGAGTGCATTTTTCCACTCTGTCCAGTCTCCCTGATCAGCTCTTTTATTTATAAGACCCAGTTTTTCTTCTCCGGTCTTAGCATCTTTGTACCAATACTGTCCGCCCTGATCAGCATCTTTTATAAGCGACCCAAAAGGATTGTCTGGATCACTTTTGATATCTTTAAGGACTTCCATCTTCGGAACATCCTTTGTTTTATTTGTATTAAATATAACATCAACACCATCTGGCATATCATCAGAATATACTGCCATACCTTTAAGATACTTCTTACCGTCTACCATGATACGAACCTGTGCATATTTGGAATCACCAAGGCTAAGATCTTGACATCCTCTACGAAGTTCTATAACACCATCTTTCTCGATACCACCATCTTCGCTATAACGAATCATAAGCCGCTTGGAATCAAGACTTTCTGGATATGTAAATTTACGATGGAATGTTTCACCGCCATCTGTTGAAAAATAGTCGGTCAAAGGTTTGACTTTATCCAGATCATATATTTCTGAATGTGGTATATCTGGTTTAGTAAGAACTTTCTGAGTAGTCATCTGGTTTGGATTAGTCGCCTGTGGAAATCTACCATTATATACATGGTATCCTTCTCTTTCCAGAATGGTTAATGCCTGATTCATCTTCTCCTCAGAAATATGAAGCTCACGCTCAACTCCCTTACCGACATCAACCATACCCTTCTTATCAACCTGCTCTCTCATGAAATCAGCAGCATTCCTAGCCTGTTTCATTCGACTCTCAGAATCTGCATTGAGTAGTGATCTGACTGTGGATTCAGATATGCCCATCTGTCTTCCAATCTCTGTAGCGCCAAGGCCATCTTCTTTGAGTGACTTGGCTCTTGATACATCGAGCATTCTTCTCTCATCCTTACAAAGAGACTTCTCAGTTCTATACTGTGTTGTTGTCATACCGAAGGTATTTCTTATATTATCCGGAGTTTCTTCCCAGCCGTCTTTCTTGAGCGATTCAACTCTACTCAAAAAATCATCGCCATGCTGATATGGGTTTTCTCCAGACCCCCAAGGATATCTGCCAGAACGCCTTGGCATTCCGTAATGCTCAAGAACCTCAGCATCTACAGGTTCTGAACCGCATCCCAAATTTGATTTTATTTCATCTGAAATTGAACTCATGATTTAAGCAGCCTCCTTTTCTAACTTTTCAAGAAGTTTGTCGAGGTGAATTATCTTGTCCATGATCGGAGCAATCTCCTCTGCTGTCGGATTATGAACCAGCACTTCATCCTGCTTGTATAGCCGGAGTTCCATCTCAATGTCGCCAGGAGCAACATGATATTCAAGACAAAATAAAGCAGCATAAACCTCCAGCTGCTCGATATGGTCTTCGATCTTTCCAGACTTACCAGTTTTTAAATCATGAATTCGTAATACATTATTCTTGAAAGATATGGCATCCGCTGTGCCAAAAAATCTTTCAGAATAAAATAAAACAACCTCTGTACTCATCTTGAATCCGATTGCATCATTCACATATGCATTCAAAGTCTTCTTTGTACGAGGTTGTTTAATCCCAAGGTCTATTGTTTCTTTAGCCCATGCATGGAGCCTTGTTCCAATCTGTGCCATTTTCAGGTTTCGATACACCTCAATTGCTTTGGTATCATCATACCTGAGCCACGAGCTTTTACTCGCCGAGAAAGGCGCGTGAAGGCCTTCCAGTTTCAAATGCTGATTGAAGTTCATCTAAAATTTCCTCCTTGTTCTCTGGGTAAATAAAAGCAGCATACGACATCTTATCCATAAGGTTTACATAGTAATCCTGATTTGGGCGATGACTTGCTCTTTTGCTCTCTTTACCTTCCAGTGCTGCCCATTTGTCCCTATACAAAATAAGCAGGTCTGGTATTCCCTGTCTTTCTGTGGCATCCAGATGTATCACCATACTTCCTGGAAACCGATGTTCAATTTCTTTTTTTAGATCCGCCTTGAATTTTCCTTCAGGTGTCACTAAAACATTCCTCCTTTCATTTTCAGAAAGAAAAATAGAAGCACACATAAATATGGCGCTTCTTACCTCTCTCTCTATAAAAGGGGATGTATTTGCCGCGAGCAAAAATAATAGGGTTTGTGTCTGCTGCACACAAAAAAAAAGAAGAGCCGTTGTAAATTTAACGACTCTCCAGATTGAGATAGATTATTTTTTACTTGTCTTCTTCGTTGTTATAATTATTAATGTATTTGTTCATTTCCAAAGCATTGTTAAAGACGTCGTTGTCGTAATTACACTGTGCTTTGCACCCTTGAATAAACCCGTCTTTGTGTCCATGGTTATATCCTACAATTCTTGTTATGCTTGCGAATACGCCAGCTAATACACCAGCATATATACCGGTAACAATTTCTGTTTTATTCTCCTTAACGTACTCCTTCGCTGTCCCATACTTTTTCTTAGCTTTCTCTTTAAAATTACTCATAATAAAATCCTCCTTTTGAATCATTAAAAAGTTTCTATCTCGTTATATAAGATGTATTTGTTGTGAATTGTGCAAATACTAACCGATATTTGTTATATTGTCTCACAACTCCTCTGTATTACCATTAAGTACTTTTGTATAATCAATACATAAACTTAACAGAGAGGAGGTGAAACTATATGAGTTTTGATCCAAACGACGAGTGCTTATCGGGACTTGCTAACATACCGACCAACTTACCCGCCGACCAAATAACGCATGCATTAAAGGAACACTGTGACGGAATGGGAAACATAAGTACGTCACTAGAAAATGACTATGCTATCATTTACGAGCAAGGCCGTCAGGATGAAGCATATGAGTCCAAATATTTATATCTTCCCGAGTTTCAAGAAGACATGGACGATAAATCTACTGAAGACAATATAAGCAAAACAATAGATGGAATTGGATATACTATGAATGCTATAACTGGTTTGATGTATATCAGTGTGTTGGTAAAATACCGGCTTATACCTTTTGTAAAAACAAAATATACAAAACTCAGACAAAATAAAAAATGAAATCTGGTCGTATATGAGGGCAAGGAACCCAGTACAGCGTTTTGTATTGGGTCCTTAAATATTATTCCCAAATAAACACTGGTGAGTGCGTAAGTGCTTTTATCATATATTTTTCTGTTTTTGCCTTTATTTCGTCAAACTGATCATCGGTACACTGAAATACTATAGGAGTATCATATTTTCTGTATATTTCATCCCTTAACATTTTGTCTACTAGCTCGCGATGATATAAATATAATGGCGACTGTAACAACGTAGGTCCATACCTTTTAACTACACTAATTGGCATTATCGGGTTATACCATATCTCTGCGTCTATATCACAAGCGCCAGATATTAGTCCTAAAAGTATTCCTCTATCATAATCACTTTCTTTTTTATCGCCTTTTTGACATATACACACATGCCATTTCTTTGTCTTGTCGTTCATGCTTATTCCTCCTAAAAAAAACAAGAGACCCAGCATATTTCTATACTGAGCCTCCCGGTTCTTGATATTATTTTATTAACTTGTATTCTGCTATCCTCTTATGTTCATACAGTTCATTTAATCTAGCAAGTATCAATTTTGATCATATGGACACGATGTAATACATTTTGGATAACATTCTGCACCACAATAATTCTTACATATGGCAGGTTTATATGCTATCAGTTTTCTTATCTCTCCACCAAACATATCACCTGGATATGTTTTATAACAATCCCAACATACAAACTTATTCATATACTCATTGTAAAATAATGGTGTTTTACATTTAGGACAAAATATTGGATATTCCTCATCCCTATCAAGATAAGCTTGATTTGTGGTCAGCTCTTCTTCGTCGAATTCTGCCCCACAACATGTACATTCGTATTTATCGGTTATAGAATTATATTCAAATTCGCCTCTTTCGCATTCTGTACAAATCATTCCTACAAGATATTCTTTCATAATCCAAAAACCTCCTTAACTCTTACTCTTCCGTCTACTAGTTACTAACTATACTGCAATTATACTTTGACGACTGTAAAAACTAAAGAGATTTTATAAGACATTATGGCTTTGTAAGGTTCGTTTCTGAGATGATAATTTTTGCTAAAAATCGTCCTCTGCCCAGATGCCCACTTTTATTTCCCATTTATATATATTTATATAATATTTTTTCATATTAATTTAAGAAAAAAAGTGGGAAAGTGGGCAGAAACCCCGCAAACCCGCATAAATACTAGGTTTTTCGCTGCCCACTTTTGTTTTTAAAAGTGGGCAAAGTGGGCAGAAAAGTGGGCAAATGGCCATTTTTTACAAAATTTTTAGGACTGCTACCGCCTCAAAAATGGGCAAAACACCCACAAAACCGGGCAGAAGCCCAGATATTTTAGCAAAAGTGGGCAGAGATTTTTTAGCAATTAGTTCTGTATTACATCACAAGTTATAACCATTTCACCACCATTTTGTGTATCATATCCGATGTTTAATTGATACTTATGGTCTGCATCATAATAACGAGCAAATGCATCACTGTCGGTCGTTGAATATGTATCTTGTTTTGTAAATATAGTCCCGTCTAGTTGGTTAATATATGTTTTGAAATCAGCTACTGTTGCGGAACTAAGGGAGGCATAATAGCTTGTCTCCGAATTTCTCAAGATAGATACATTTTTATCGCTATATAGTTCTGCAATATCAGGTAAAATATCGGACATAGATTGATCACCTTCACTCTCAGCCTCCGTACTAACGCTTTCGCTACTTCCTGAACCAGTATTACTGCTATTACCGCCACACCCAACAAGTCCAACACACATAATTCCAACTACTAAACCTATAAATAATCTCCTTTTCATAAAAATCTCCTCCTCTGAAAATATAAGACTATTATACTATTCGCCCACACGATCATCAACCTGCAAATACTCATAATCATCAGGATCAATCCAGCACCTGACAACTTCGTATCTCCTAAGAAATACTCTATCGCCTCTACTTATTTGCTTGTATATACTGTTACGAGCTATTCCCAGAAACTTAGCCAAGTGTTCTGATGTCATAATCCCTACACAATTGCCAGCTGTCTTCTGATCGTACACAATATAAGCTGTCATCACTGTATGGCCATCTCTACACATTTACATCACCGTCCTTACTATGATCTACATATACACATTCACACCTAAAATTACAAAAAGAGCAGGCAAGTCCTCGCGAAAGGGTTTTACACCTACCCATTAAAGCTGTCTTGTCCCTATGCAACTGCAAGACCTGCTCCTGTAATTTTCTTATCTCCTCGTCTTTTGCGTCTATTTTTACAGTCTTTCTTCGTATATTCATGTTTCTATCGCCTAACCTTTTCTAATAAAATAAATAAAGCGCCAATGTTGTAATCATCAGCGCCACATCAAATATTACTGCCATTGCCAGCAAAACCGATCTTGCGGTCTCGCTCAGTTCTTTCTTCTCCATTTTTGTCCTCCTCTGTATCATCATAATGATTCATGAATGCTCGAAAATCTTCAATACATGAATCACATAAATCACACTCTACTGCTATGATGTTATTTGTGTTTACCACATTTATCCCCCTAGTGATAGAGCCTCCGCAGTTCCACTTTACTCTATTTTTCTCATAGAACTTACCACACCTATCACATTTCCTTGCCACTGACATAAATATTATTCCTCCATTTCTATGTACTCAAGTGAATCGACTACTTCCTTGCTATAGAACCAATTTGTCCAAGGACTTTCATACCAGTATTTCTGTGAATATACGGCACTATTCCATTCCTGTACATCTTTAATCACAGTAACTCTGGATACTTTCTCATCGGTATCCTGTTCAAGAGCCTCTATCTCTTTTACTATGGAGTCGTGTTCTATCTGGTTTACAGCGATCGTTTTGTCAATTGCATAATGATTCGTCACTATCACAACAAACGAAAAGATTGCGCCCACACCCGACAACGTAATAAATACAGCACCTATAATACACATCCAATCTATACGTTTGTTGTGTGCAATTACAGATAATACGATCGATACCACCAAAACTACTACAAATATAATTGTCCAAATCATAATTTATCCTCCTTCAAACTCTTCTAAATATACTATCGTCTGCTGGCTTGAAATCTTCCTGCCATTCACGACGGATAACCCGAAATCGCCCTAGCTTGTCATATTCTGTTAAAAGATTATTCGTCTTTTCATAAAGCCTATCACCAAACACGTATATACGATTGAGTGGTAATGAACACACCTCCTTATCCCGAATAATATCATCAAGTACCTGATAATCACCTAAATTTTTTATCGATATATTAAGTCCGTCTATATTACCCAAAGGTGTATGATTAGTAATCAATGGTAACCATAACTCACAAGCATTCGTATACACGATCACGCGCATTATATTTGGGTATTTATGCTTATAATGATATGCTATTGCGTTCGGCTTAGTATAAGCAAAAGGCTCTCCGCCCGTGAGACATAATGTCTCCACCTCTCTCAGTTCTTCATCCGTGGCATACGGAATACTATTCAGATCATATTGCTTGTTGCAGCAATACTTGCAATCCCTATCACACAGACTAGTAACCATCAAATGCATGACCTTCTTGGTTTTCTCGGTCCGTGGATTCAGATTTGACCTCTTTCTAAGACTAGGACTCTGTATATTTAATAGACGTTTACCCATTACCACCAGGTTTTTTCTAATCCTACTCATCTCTATCTGTTCCTTTCTCACGATTTATTGCTACCTTCATTTCATCAAGGGCTTTTTTCTTTGCTGCCCATTCCTCGGCAAGACATTCGACATCTGGTGATAATCTTCCTACGGTATTCATCATAGTAATTAGAAGGGCGCGACGCTCTTTATCTAGCATATATTCAGCAACTTTGAGATCGTCTTCTGTACCTGCTAATAGTTCATGAAATGGTTTTGTAATTTTATCCTCAAGATCATCTATACCCTTTATCCTCTCAATACCTTCAGGATATTCATTATTATGGGCTGCTATATATTCGGACATGTCTTTAAAATTTATATTTCGTGTCCTCTCTATAGCCTGTTTTGCATTTAATAGTTGATCGTATGGACTATCATCAGAATTATGCCGCCACTCTTTTACTAGCATTCCCTCGGACGCCCAACTATTTTCAATATTCTGATCGATGCGAGCATACACACTTTTATGTTTCCTCAACCTCCTACTTAACCAACCAAAACCTTCCAATATCCCACTCACAATCCAAATTGGAATGAAACAGGCTATTACTATTGGCCAAAATAGAATATATAAAGGGTCGTACTCTCCATCTACCTTTTCTGATATAACACAACCGATCACTGCATAAAACATAACTACTACAATACTAATTATTATCTTCACAAGTCATCCTCCTTATCTTCACCATCGATTATAGGAAAGAGTCTGCCTGATCTGTGCTCTCTTCGCCCTGCTTTTCCTTTGGATCTGAAAGAGGGTAACAAAATATCCCATTTTTACGCAGCTCTTCCAACTGTTCTTTAGTCAACTTAATGCCAGCTGATTTGAGGATACCAAACGCCTGTCTGATATCACTGGTTGTTTTTGGTATCGATTCTTTTACCTCGCAGGTAACAAACTCTGAATACGGCAAACTCTCAATCCACTTGCAGAACTCTCGCCACTCATCCAGCTTATGATTCTTACGCTGCCTATATATATTAGCCAACACCTCATAATTCAACATGACATTACGAGTCTGGTTGTAGCTGCTTGGGAGGAGCTGTATCATCTGCCACCAAATATTTTTATCTTTTGGCTTATATTTGACAGTTGTTCCATCCTCCAATAAGTCTTCTCCGCCATACAGATATGTGTTTCTATATATATTAAGAAATTCCAAAACACTTCTGAATTTTGCCAAGGACCAAGATGTTAAATGTTCACACGAGAAATCCTCCAGCGTAAACTCCTTCTCCTGAATTTTATGCATAGTACTACAGCTATTAGCCACAGTTCCTACCTTATATGTATCAAATTCTTTCCCATTAATGGACTATCTTTTACCCACTAAAAAATAGTGAGGACACCATTTCGGTTTTCATGGGCTTCGTTTCCTAAAACCCAGCTACGTATCAATAGTAGCCCTACTCCCCCGCCCAGAAGGCATAGGGGATAGCCTCTACAGGTTCATTCTAAACACACATTTTAAATGCAAAACTTTAATCTACGTCTAAACTATAACCTTCAATCTCGGCTTTAATTTCAAGCTGGTACAAATATTGTCCCATAGCACTTGCTTGTGATTTCCACTGCTCCATAGGACAATTTGGTTCAAAATCAAGTTTGCCGGCCTCTCTTTTTATAATCATTGAATGAAGTTTATTATACTTTTCCTTAACAAAATGATATTCTCCAATCGCTCTACTCCTATAATCATCAGATTTTAGCAATTCAATAATCTTATCAAATGCCATAATAATTACCTCCTTAAAATAATAAATCCTTAGTTTACAAGTTGTATGTGTGTTTAGAATGTTTCCCACGGGATTCCAATGGGTGGTTCCCCGTTAGCCACGCTAAAAAATAAAAGAGCCTCAATTATATTCAACTAAGACTCTTATTTTAATTATTTTTCGATTTTTACCAGAATGTATTCTGGATTATTCAAATATGATTCAAGTTCATTAAACATCAAATAATCCAATCTCTTGGATCTGAATACATAATTATCTGTACCGCTCTTAGTTTTAGATTCTACTAAAGTTAAGAAGTACACCTTATTATACTCATTCATATCCAGTGATTTTATTGTTTCTAAACTTTTGTCTAATTGAATAATTGTCATAAGTATCACACTCCTTTCTTCATAATAGGATGTGCAATTTTCGCGTGACCCCTGCCGATAAGCAGGCAAAGTGTTTCATTGGCAGAAAGAACTACCAATATAAAGGCGCTGTGATTCTCACATATACAGGAATCATTCGCATATACTTCCTATGCTCTGTACTTGCATCTGAAAGCTTCTGCATGAGGGTATGATCGTTTTCTCCTAAACAGTAGTTATTTTTATGTCCGCATTCCATACAAAACGATCCATCTTGTCTACAGGTACGGCTATCACTCTTCGCCCATGAATTCATAGGATTTCTCATGCCCTCTATCACAAATTCCATCTGCTCTGGGCTCGCCAGAACCACGTGCTCTAAATTAATCATTCTTTTTCCTCCTTACCTGGGAATATGTAGTTTAAAAATGGATTGTCTACAAACCTGATGTTTTCTGGATATGCCGTGTGTATAGTCCCATCCTCAAGTTCAACAATCGCTGATACTGATATTGTTTGTCTTCCATAAATCGGTGGCGTATAGGTATCACACCAGCGATGAAATAATGCCTTTACTTCCTCGTCACCGGCTGTCACATAACAGGGGCGTAAAGGTACCTTGATTTTTAATTCTGACATTTTTCTTTTTCCTCCTTACAATATTCTTTTTCATATTCAACCATCTTTTTCAGGAACAGCTTCATCTCATATCTGGTTAAACCAACACAAGTGCATCCTATATTTTTGTCGTCCATTAAGTCAGGATCATACGATTGCATGATATGTTTTCCTGATTTTTTATGTAGAATTACCACCTTATGACGGTACATATCCAGTTCTGCATACTCTACTCGCTCATACTCACATCCGAATTTGTCTTCGCTGAGCTTCTTAAAACCTATATCACTAAGTTTCTCATCTGCTGTTTTAAATAATTTCATTTACGATCTCTCCTTTGCCGTGCGTATAATATCTTTAAATGTATCCATCATGTCCTCTGCTGAATAGTCGCTGCCGACTATCCTGTGGTCGTACTTTGTTGGTGAAATGTTCACCCCTAAAAATACCTGGTTGTCTGGATACATATGTACAATCATTGAACAATTATTTTCTTTTGCCAATTCACACAAGGTTGATAAATTAATATTCTCTGTTTGGTCAACCATCCTGAGCATCTTTCGTTCAATTTTATCAATCCTATCAGCTATCTTCTCAATACCTTTTAGAAGTTTCTTGTCGTACTTATCATGTGTTGTCATACCATTCCTCCTTTACGTTTTTCATAAATTTATCTGAAAAATTGACATTAATTTTTCTGTATTCATTCTGATCCAGCAGTATCATACTCCAGCATTTTGGACAATAGACCCAACGCTTGATCAAACTTCCATCGTAATTAAATAATGAATGTATCCGATCCCAGCCAGCTATAAAACCGAGCCCACAACTATTACACTTGCATGCTCTTTGGAAGTCGCTATTACCGATCATCATTTTCGCCTACTCCTCCTCTTCTTTTGTAAAATATAGTCACCATAATCGCATGGACGAATAGCTGGACCTTTTTGCGAATATGTTGTATTCCAAATGCCTGCATTGCCCGTTTTTATTCTCCTGTCTTTCTCATATATCGTGTATATGTCCAAACTAATACCTCCTCTTTTATCTACTCTCATTAGCCTTTTTCATCGTTCCTGATAATAGAGCATTATAATATTCGATCGCATCAATCCAGCCATTTTTATACGAGTCAATCACTGCCATCTGTGCAGTTACACGTATCGCATCATTTGGACAGCCAGAGGCAATTTCCGGATATTGTTTTCCTATTTGCTCTATGTTTTTATGAATTCCTTCATTTACAATTTTTTCATCAGTCATTGTATTCATTCTCCTCAATTCTTATTGCTACAACTGCATCTTTTGGGTAATTCTTCACGCACCACAACAAATCTTCAATCGTAATATTTTTCGCCCCGTTGCATAAAGGATTGGTACTTGAAAATATCAATCGTTTTTCCTCATGGTTGTATATGATTACTTTTGCATTTGTTTCCATATTAGTTCTCCTCCTTATCTACAACCTTGACCTTATACCCAAGCTCCTTCTCTATCTCTTCAAGGGTCATTTCTTTAGGAGTTGCATATTTGACTATAGTGTCAGTTATACTATTAGACGGATCACACAGAATGACATCACCATACCCTACATCAATAGTCATTCGTGGACATGTATCCATTTCCGATTGAGTAACCCCCTTAAATTCAAAATCGTTATAAAGGGGTAAAAGAACATCCTTTAACATCACCTCATGAATGTTGCCGAGGTCGTCTTTCTCCTCATAAACAAGACATAAAAGATATTTAGTACTCCCATACTTCATTTCAACTTTTGTCAAGGTTACATCCTTCAATTTTCTGTCGTTTACGTTGTTCAGTTTCATATTTATCTCCTCCTAAAAAATAAAAAGAAGAGAATCCTCATTTGAAGACCCTCTTCTAATTTTAAATTATCTCTGTGCTACATTTTTTCTCTGTGGCGTTATTACAATTTCCTGTTTACTCATTTGGCTTCCTCCTTTAAATGATCATATATCGTCTTACATTTGTTTCTATTCTTGCATCGTATAAACGTATAATACATTTGTTTATCATCATACGACGAATACGAACATATTATATCTACGTCAGCTTCAAAACTCGGACAATTATTACAATATGGTTCAACATTAAGTGTAATCATTCATCTTCACCTCCTGACATATCGATCACTACACATGCATTCTCTGGATAACACTTGATAGCATGCAAAATATCACCAACCGCTAGATTTCGTGTCATCCCCAAACTGTTCTCATCTGACAATATAAAAAGATTCTCTTTTGGGTTGTAAACGATCTCTCTAAGAGGCTTACTTATGTATTGGTCGCGTAGTACAACCTTAGTCCGCAAATCAACTGGAAAATTACACCAAGCATCATATATAGTCCTTGAAGTCTTTACGTTGTTATCCAAACTTTTAAATATAATTATCCTCCTCTCAATGTCGTATAAAATATGTCCGATTCCTTTCATAAATACCATTCCTCCTTAAAAAAAAATAAAAAAGAAGAGAATCCTCATTTGAAGACCCTCTTCTGATTTTAAGTTATCTCTGTGCTACATTTTTCCACTGCTCATTTATAGTTATCATCCTGTCATCTGCACTCATAAATATCAGTGCCATTCTCATGTATTTAGCACTCTGCTTCATACTTTCAATACCACCTCTAGCTACAAGTTCACTAGACCTCTCCATAAAATGATTACTTATTAATTTTCGTAACATAGTTACCACTCCTTTCACTATAGAGCATGTAAACTACGCGAAATTTTTAGGAAAATATGCACTTTTAGTACTCACTTGGGAATAAAATCGTTGTAACACTCCTATCCCACTCGGTAATTATCCATATTTTGTTGTATTTTTTGTCTTCAAACACCGCCAAAATACGATTATCGCCATTTTTTACGGCTTCATCGTTCGTTTTTGTATCATCTGGGCATGTATTACCCCAGTCGCAGGTCTCGTACCGCTTGAATGACTCAAGAATAAACTTAATAAAGCCAGGATTGTGCTCCATCTCGGCAGCAACCCCGGCTGTGACCACTACCTGACCTGTTTCAAATTTACCCATTTTTAGCACCTCCCCCATACAAACTTGCTAAGTTCTTTGTATTCGTCGCCATTAAGCAAAAATAAATGTCCGCTGCATATCAAATTATGCCCTCTTGTTGAATATGAACCGTCTATACTGGTCTTCCTACCACAAATAACACAAGTATACAGATCATCGCCGTCGTATCGTCCTACTCTTCCAGTTTCCTTGAACTGAGCTACATTTGCAGCATCAACTTCTTTGTACTTATCTATAGTTTTTATCATGCGGATTCCTCCTCCCATGCCTCATACAAAATATAAATAGAGTGCAATACTTTGTATGTCTTATCAAGTACACATGTGTCTCCAATACGTATTATGTTTTCTACCTTTGGATCAGATAGAAGCTTATTAACTGACGCTTCTGCTTCCCCTCTGCCTCCAGATATAATTTTGAACCGCCTAACCAAATGTCTCTGCATACCTATAGTTCCTCCTCGCTTATAATTCTAACTTTATAACCAAGTTCTCTCTCTACATCAGCGAGAGTCATTTCTCGTGTTTTTTCTGTTTTTATTGTTTTCTCTCTATAATGAAAATCATCACCTGGTATTTCTAATTCACCAAAACCAAGATTTACTCTCCATATATCATTTTCTGAGCAATGCGGATGCCTTATATCAGGACATGATACTATATTCAAAGGCATCTGGTCGATGACATACTCGCACTTATCACCATCATCAAAACACCTCACATACCTAGCGGTGACTGTCCATGGATCGCCTTCTTTTTGGGGTTTATTAACTGTAAATTCTTCACATTTTGCATATATAACTGCCATTACAACTCCTCCTCTATAATTGTGATACTCAGATCCTCTATAATAGTCACTGCACTAACTCCGGCTGGTCTATTTGCTAGGGCTCTTTCAAACTTTTCTCTATATTTTTTATGATTAAACTGGTTGACAATGCAAAAATCGTGCAACAGCTGCATCTTCTCGCTAATAAGAGCCTCTTCCTCAAGACTCCTATGCCTGTGCATATCATAATTCTGTCTTTTCTTCTCTTTTGTCTGCATAAAAACTCCTCCTTAAATATGCAAAACCTTGCTACTTCTGTTCTTTTACATTTTCATCTTTCTCATAATATGTAGGCTTATGAGAATCGATGTTACATGGATTAGCCAAACAAGGATTGCATGGATCCTTCCAATCTTCTATATCTCGATGCTTACAAGTCTTACAATATTCGTGAAAATATACTTCTTTATAATCTCCGATCATCACTATTCCTCCTCATATAACCGTGGTTTACCATCACTATCAAGTAGAACTGTCATTGTATTTGAATAGTATGTGTCTGTGTAAAAATACATAACATTGGTTGTCTTATCGACTAAAACCTTATAATCGTCAAATCCAAACATCGTACCGGATTCAACAACGCTAAATACATTTCCTATATCAGTTTCTGTTGCATCTGCCACATCAATTGTGCTACAGCCAATACAAAGCACCAACGACACAGTGACAATCGCACACATTAATAACTTCTTCATTCTTCTCCTCCTAACTGAAACTGAATATGTACCCAATTCATGAGTGCATCCTCAATGTGTACCCATTCGTCCATTTCCCTTAGATCACTCATACTGAACACGTATGTATACCGCTCTCTCCCTCGTCGGAATACAAAACGCTGACCATCTACCAAACTGTCGTAATCCATACGTACCTCTATCCCGTATTTACGACAAAATAAGATTAATTTTCGCATATCACGCCTCCTCTAACTCGCCAAACCGTTTTTCATACGCCTTATAGTCATGTTTAAGTAGCATATCCTGAGCTTCTTTTTCGGTCACTGCACGACCATACCCATCAAAAACAACAAGCCAATTACCCTTCTCGCTTTTATACAGTCCGGTATCATGCGTAACATGTGTAAGCCCACCAAAAATCGGGTGACTTACTTTATATTCATATCTGAACTTATCCGTTACAAGTGTCATCTTATTAGTGTCATATTTCTTTTTGTTTATTACAAATACCATGATTATCCAGCTCCTTTATTATTTTTTCTTTATGAGCCCCTGTTCCATACCAACAGCAAGAATCACCAAGGCCTGCAATATAACGTAATATGACCTATTACAACCACGTGGTGGGGTATAGAATAATTGCCGTCTGTATTTTACGGATTCATACATTTTTTCTACGAACTGCCTATCCCAATCTGATAGAGGATGTTCCAAATACCCCTCGACAAACTCTACGATAGTCATAAATGTCATCCTTTCTACAACTTTCTACTCTTCCGTTCCTCATACTCTTCTTTAGATATTTCAATCCACTTTTTCTCTTCATCACCTTCCGGTTCTCTGAAGAATCGGTTGATTTCAACTCTCCTCTGCTGATCGTTCTCAGTCGTTATCGCAAAAAATACTCCAAATGTATCAAAATCACCGTTCTTTTTGTCTGTTAGGAAATCCTCACAATAAACCTTTATCGGCTTACCTGGCATATATGGCATAACTATAGGAAACATCGCATCAATGACACGACTACCTAGACCCCATCTATATGTACTACGTTGATTATTAATATCAACACAATACGATCTATTATTATCCGTATATTTGACAGTTCCATTAGGATATACATGCTTAAATAACGAAAACATTCTTTTACACTGATACGCTTTGGAACCATCACTGTCAGACCATGAGTGATCATCCCAAATGTCATCCGTATCCTCTATAGGTGTCAATGGCTGACCGTCTATGAGTCTGTTGAGGATACTCTGCGTCATTTTTATACTGAACCCCGAATGTCCATCTCCACATAAACTTTCAAATGCCTTTAGTGCGCTCCCATAGCAAGCACACCCATAATCGAACTCCTCCTCTTTTTTATTAGGATTCTCTTTCCTACATGCGATTTCGACTTCTTGTCTTGCCCAATCTAACATATTCATTTCTAATCTCCTCCTTGAAAAAATAAAAGAAGAGTCAATGTTTCCAAAGACCCTTCTCTGTTGTTAATAGAAATAAAATTTGTATAATCTTTTCCTATACGCATCAATACAATTACTAACCACCTTATCAATAGAGTATCCGGTATAGATTTTTGCTGATATATTCAGCTCACGATACTCAAAATCTTTCTCACCGTATCTCTTGATGATAATGACAAGTGTATCATCTTGAATAACCACTGAAAATCTAGCCTTTACTCTCCCCTGCAATTTAGTTTTAACTGTATTACAATATAAATATTCGTATTCTGCCATACAAATCACCTCCACTATAGAGGCTGTTTCTTACGCGTGTAGCCATCTGCTTTCATTGAATTTCTTCTTATTATTGATGGCTTTGCTGATTGCAATATCAATACTGGCTCTACTCTTCAGATGATAGTAATATAAATCAACAAACTTGGTATTCAGCCTATCGATTCGCCCTGCCGCCTGCTCCATAACTTTGTATGAGTAGTTCTGTGAGTAAAATATAATCGTATCAGTATCAACACAATTCCATCCCTCACACCCAGCTGTATACTGGACCAAATATACCCATCGCTCTGTATGCGGTATCTCCTGATGAGCATGTCCATTCCACTCGGCAAGTTCAAACCTGTCATCATCCCCATATATCTCAAATATACTCTTTAGTATCTCCAGCTCATAATCAAAGTTATAGAATATAATGCATTTAGGGTGTTTTTCATACAGCTCCAGCACCTTGGTCTGCCGTGTTTCATCGCTATTTACTACTTTTCTCAGCAAATAACATAACTCCGACGCATTCTCTATCGGCTTGTCCTCATATATATTCCACCTATCCTTGAATAGAGACTTATACGTTTTCAAATCATACTCAACATAGACATCTTCATGATGCTGTACCGTAGACCGATTAAATGGCATATCTACCAACAACCTTTCTCTGAGTCGAATAAGTCTGCCAGTGTTAACATATCTATCAACTTTGGGGAACTTGGAAAACCTTGAATATATAACATGCTCATGAATAAACTCTGTCTTATTCCTATAAAACCCATTCGCCAAAAATACTGGTAGGTAATCCATCCATGTATCGCCGGGTGTGGCGGACAGTAATATCCATTCATTCGACTTTGTTATCTTCAGAAAGACTTTTACCCAAGTCCCGTAACCAACCACTCGCTGCTCATCAAATATAAAAAAAGCACCCTGAATATCAGAGTACTTCTTTACATTATTCCAACTATCTACAATTATTTTGTTGCCGTTGGTTTTATTTAGTTTTGGGTTGGTTGACATCATGAACGGAGTCATCTCATCCTCCCATTCATGAGTATCGCGTTTTCTTGCGGTGGTTATAATATATAAATCCTTAGGTCTCTTTTTCACAGGATGATAGCCGGACTTGTCAATCCGACCACCACTCTGCTGAAAAAAGTAGTATAATCCAGTTCTACTCTTACCAGAACCAGTGCCTCCACATAATATACAGCCATTGTGCATCTTGGCGAGGGCTATCTGCTGGTGAGGACGTAGAAATTCTTTATCTTTAGTCACCTTCCACTTCATGCCCTCCTTCATCGAGCTTATACTTTATCATGGTTAGAATGAGCTCAACACTAGCCCTTGTCCGCTCATGTAATATCATACGGTCCTTGTGATCGTCGTACCACTTAAATATCTCGGTTAAATCACCAGACCGCCATGAAAATGACCACCAGTCACAAATCATCTCAATAATATATTCATCTGGCATGTCAAGTGCTATGGTACCCTCCTTTGGGTCGTCATTTATAAGAACCCAATACTGCCAGTGATGTGGATTGACGTGAATATGATGAAGCCATGCACGCCTAAACTCTTCGACCACTGCATAAGATCTGTTCCCACCATAGAAGTACTTGTCATAGGCATCATATTCCTCATCCGAATACTTTGATGTATCATGATTAAGAAGATTTTCTTTCAGGTTGGGATACTTGCTTATTTTGAGCACGTCATCGTAATTATCCAAAAGCCACGTATAAGCTTTCATAACTGCAACCTTATGCTCTTTAATATAGTTGTCGTACTCCTTACTCATTTTCATTACCTCCCTGCACAAGCTTGTTTTTCATCCGCTGTAAAGTCTCTATAAACGTGTCCATCTCTGCAAAACTCACAAACCCTAAATATAAAGGTTCACCATTAGGTGCATCCTTTGCTACGGCACCATTGTTATAGGTGAACTCACAGGTGGCAAGC